AGATCCATATTAAAAGAAAATAAATTTTATAAACCTATAAGAATTTATGAATCCCTACATTGATAAAGATACAACAAGAACATTCTCTAAAGATGTAGATCCAATGTCTTTAATATGGCACACAGACCAAGAAGACAGAACAGTAACAGTATTAGAAGGCAAAGGATGGCAATTTCAGCGAGATAATGAGCTGCCTTTGGAACTTAAAGAAGGAATTGATATATTTATACCAAAGGGCCAAATCCATAGGGTAATAAAAGGCTCTACGGATTTAAAACTAAAAATTAAAAAATGGAAAATTTAAACGAAGGCAAAAAGAAAACATCAGCATACATGGCTGAACTAGCTGAAATTGATAAGCAATCAGCTGTTGTAGCTATGGAAGCTAAAATCAACAAATTAGCTGAAATGGCAGAAGCTAAAGCTCAAAGATTATCTATGGTTCATGAAGATGAAAACTTATCTGAACTTATTGATAAGAAACGAGTTAAAATGATGGAACGAGAAATCAAGGAAATCGAAAAAGCTAAATTAAAGTTAGAAAAACTTTATGAAAAAATGACTGGTGGTAAGAAGAAAGAAGTAGTAGATGAGGAAATGGATGATAATATCAACCCAGGAAATACTGAAGAAGATCAAGCTAAAAAAGATGCTTATGATTATGATGCAAGACCTGCTCATATGAAAGAGGGTGAAGATTCAACTTACGAAGAAGATGATACTATTGATGAAGCCGGAAATATTGATTCAGATCAAGAACCAAAATCATTTTTAAAAAAGACTTCATACTCTGCTATGGAAGAAGTTTCTAGATGGCAAAAATTAGCAGGTGTTATTTCAGAAGAAGAATATAGAAATAGATTAAATGAAGCCATGGATGTTAAAAGTGCAAATGATATGAGGGATGAAATGGTTAAATCTTTTGGTAGAGATAATTTAATGGGAGCTGCAAAATTAGAAATTGTAGGTGCTGATAAAAGTGAAGTAAAAGATGCAGCTGAATTAGGTAGAATGACATTACAAAATATGCTTAGTGCTATTTTTAAAAAATATGGACCTAATTTCTCTTCAGTAACGGAAAAAGGAAAATTAAGTATAACTCCTCAATCTAAAGAGGGTGGAGCTCTAGGTTATTCCTTTGTAATAACTCAGTAATCTAATATTTAACTCGATTCATAGCCGGGTGACTTAAAAAATAATAATGACAGCTGTGGCGTCTCTAATTTGGAGACGCCACTTTTTTTTTGTATATTAACACTAAAATTAAATCAATAAATGGAGAAAATAGTAATTGTAGGTGCAGGCGTAGCAGGAATAAACGCAGCAACAAAATTAGTAGATAACAATTATAAAGGAAAAATTACAATTATAGATATGGGTAAAGACCCATACAATAGATTACCTGAAGAAGTAATGACAGGAATGTTAGGTGCAGGGGGATGGTCAGATGGTAAATTAACTTACCATACTGAAGTAGGGGGTCAATTATCAAAATATTGTGGAGAAGAAAAAGCAATGGAATTAATGGATCAGGTAATAAACAATTTTAAACGTTTTCATCCTAAACCAGAAGCAGTACAATGTTCAGATCCTCAAGCAGAACCTGAATTTATAAAACCATATTTTGGTTTAAAACTATTTCCTGTATGGCACGTTGGTACAGATTATTTACATGAAATAGGTAAAAATTGGTATGATTATTTAGTTGATAATGGTGTTGAATTTATTTGGGAAACTAAAGTAACAGATATAGACTTTGATTATCAATCTATATTTACAGGATTAACAGAAGCTTCTTTTAAATACGACACTTTAATATTTGGTGTAGGCAAATCAGGTATTGATTTTGGTAAACAATTAGCAGAAGAATATGACTTACCAACTGAACCTAAAGCAGTGCAAATTGGAGTTAGATTTGAAGCACCACAACACCATTTCCAAAAGTTAATTGATATTTCATATGATTTTAAATTATATAGAAAATTTCAAGATAAAGGTGTTTCATTAAGATCATTTTGTACAAATAATAATGCAGCTTATGTAGCAGCAGAACACACATATGGAGATTATAGTTACAATGGTCATGCTAAAAAAGATGAAGCATATCGTAATGATATGACTAATTTTGGCATATTAATGGAAATTAGAGGTATAGATAAACCATTTGATTGGTCAAGAGAAGCAGTTAAAAAATTACAAAAAAATGGTAAAGGTACATTTTACTCACCTAACTCAAATAGAGTACCATCTAAAACATCTGAAGGCGATTATGTAAAAGTAGAAGTAGTTAATAGTATGTTATCATTATATGAGGCATTAGATGATTACGCTTTTTATATAGAAGATTTTATAGAAGATATGAAAAAGGTATTCCCAACATTAGGTAATGATTGGGGGATTTATATGCCTGAAGTTAAATATCTATCACCTGAACCACTAGTTAATTATGAAGACTTATCTTTAACTAAATATAATAATGTATATTTTGTAGGTGATGCTTTATCAGCAAGAGGTATCACAGTATCAGGAGCACAAGGAACATACGTTGCTGAAAGTTTAATCAAACAACAAACAGAAAAATATCCTGATTTTGTTGAACATAATTTATTTTAATATGAGCAAAAAAGAAAAATTTTACGAGTACAAAACCATTAAAGTAGAAGGTGCTTTACACCATTTATTTAGAGAAGACAAAAATAAAAATTGGATACATCATAACACAGATGGTCCTGCTATTGAACCAGTTAATTCAGAGGATAGAAGTGTTTCTAAAAAGTATTATATTTTTGGATTTGAAAAAACAAAAGAAGAATTTAAAGAATACCAACAAAGTAAAGAAGGTTTACCTTGGTATAAGAACCCATCAATGAAAGCAGTAGCTAGATTTTGATATGTTAAATAATTTTATTATATTATCGTTATGAAAATAGGATTTTGTGGCACAATGTCTGTAGGTAAAACTACATTAGTAAAACATTTAAGTATATTACCTGAATTTGAAGATTATACTTTTAGAACAGAACGTTCTAAATATTTAAGAGATTTAGGTATACCATTAAATACAGATTCAACATTAAAGGGTCAAACAATATTTTTAGCTGAACGAGCAGCTGAATTATTACAAGAAAATATAATAACTGATAGAACAGTTATTGATGTTATAGCATTTACTAGTTTAGCTGATTCAATTGATTTTAATGAATTAGAAGATTTTGAAAATCTTGCTTCAAGGTTTATTGATGATTATGATTATATATTTTATGTTTCTCCTGAGGGTGTTAATATTGAAGATAATGGTGTTAGAGAAACAGATGCTAAATATAGAGATTTAGTTGATTTTAGTATAAATAATATATTAAATAGATATAGTTGGAAAATTAAAAATTTAGTAAAGTTAAAGGGTACTACTGAAGAGCGTGTTAGAATTATACAAGAGACACTTTCTACTCAATATGTATAATAAATACTTTATAATGAAAAGATCTGAACTTAAAGAAGCAATTAAAGCAAAAATTACATCTGTACTATCAGAAGAAATGACTGATAAAGAAAGAGAAGATAAACTCCAACAAGCTAAAAGAGGTGGGGGAAAAGAAAAACCACTTAGAAAATTAGCTGCTATAGGTAAAAAAGAAGATTCTTTAAAAGAAGAAGCAGGATTTACGGAAGTTAGTAAAAATGAAATTAAATTCCATTTAGATCAATTTTATGGAGGTAATATAGATGGAAATGCTTTAGCCAACGCTATTGAGGAAATAGTATTTGACAGAGTATCATTTTCTGATGTAAGAGAAGATGAAGAACCAACATCAGCAGAATTAAAGAAAAAAGACTCAGTAGCTACAATATCAAATAAACTTCAAAAATTAACAGCTAAAATGAAGAAAAAAGCTAAAGAGTTTAAAGAAGCAGAAGGTAAAGCTAAAGACAAGATTAAAGACGAGCTGAAAGACATGACAGCTGAAAAGAAAAAACTTGAAAAGTCTCTTTAAAAACATACAAACGGTTTTCATATTAATACTTGCTGTTGCCCTTATTTTAAGTTTTATATTTCGACCTTCTAAACCTATAGAAACTTATGAGAATGAAATAAACTTATTAAAACAACAAAATCAACAGTTATTATTATCAAATGATAGTATAAATTTTATTAATACTAAGTTACAAAAAGAAATTAATGTTATATTATATGCTATAGACAGCACTAAAGTTGCTTTAAAAGAAACTGAAAATAAATTAGAAATTTTAGAAAACAAAAGAAATGAAGTATCTACTATCATTAATAATATGGATAGTGATGATATTACCAATACATTCTCAAGTTATCTCAAGAGGAGAGGTAAAGGAAACAATTAACAGTAACGGAGATACTTTGGTAATAATGCATCTTGAAGACGCTAGAATTATTTTAAATGATTTGCTAGAGTATGAAATTGCTGACAGTTTATTAACAGTTTATAAAGAAAAAGATAGTTTAAATACTAATACTATTTCATTACAAAAAGATGTTATAACAAAACTAACTCAAAAATCTCAAAACCAAGAATTACAACTTGAAAATTTTCAAACATTATTAGACAATAGTAATAAAGTAATTGCATATAAAAATGATACTATTGACCAACAAAAAAAAGAAATTAGAAAACAAAAATTCCAAAAAATACTAGGCTTTTCTGGGTCTATACTTTTACCTATACTTACCCTCTTAGCATTGTTATGAGTGATATAAAAAAAATAATAAGACAAGAATATCTTAAATGTGCTTCTGACCCGATACACTTTATGAAAAAATACTGTTTTATTCAACACCCTCAAAGGGGTAGAATTCAATTTTCACTATTTCCATTTCAAGAAAAAGTATTAAAATTATTTCAGGATAATCCTTATTCTATAGTTTTAAAGGCAAGACAGTTAGGTATTTCAACTTTAGTAGCAGGTTTTAGTTTATGGCTAATGATATTTCACAAAGATAAAAATATACTTTGTATAGCAACAAAACAAGAAACAGCTAAAAACATGGTTACTAAGGTAAAATTTATGTATGAAAATTTACCTTCATGGCTTAAAGTAGACGCTTCAGAAAATAATAAATTAAATTTACGTTTAAAAAACGGTTCACAAATTAAAGCTACTTCAGCTGCTTCAGATGCAGGTAGATCAGAAGCAGTATCTTTACTACTAATAGATGAAGCAGCATTTATTGAAAATATAGGTGAAATTTGGGCTTCGGCACAACAAACATTAGCTACTGGGGGTGGTTGTATAGCATTATCTACTCCTTATGGTACTGGAAATTGGTTTCATCAAACATGGGTTAGAGCAGAAAATAAAGAAAATGACTTTTTACCTATTAGATTACCTTGGTTTGTTCATCCTGAACGAGATGAAGCATGGAGAAAAAGACAAGATGAATTACTAGGTGATCCTAGAATGGCAGCACAAGAATGTGATTGTGATTTTAGCACCTCAGGTGATGTTGTGTTTTATCCCGAATATATGGAGTTTTATGAAAAAACTTATATTAAAGAACCTTTGGAAAGGCGAGGAACAGATCGTAATTTATGGGTTTGGGAACCATGTGATTACTCAAGAGATTATATGGTTATAGCTGATGTAGCTAGAGGAGATGGAAAAGATTATTCTGCATTTCATATTATAGATGTAGAAAGTAATGTACAAGTTGCAGAATATAAAGG